CTCAGAAAGAGAAATTTGCTAGTCTAACAGATGCAGTTGAGTTTGAAAATGAAGAATCCTTCCGCGAGAAGGTCAAGACAATACGCGAATCATACTTCAACAATGGCAAACCAGAAGCGACAACAGTCACAGAGGATGTCGAAGTTGATGCATCTACTCAGGTAGAAGGCACTATGGGCGCATACGTCAACGCACTTTCCCGCTGGGCAAAGTGATTAAATTACAATCAACCCTAATTTTTTAAAGCAAAATGTTCAACTCAGAACACTTGCAAGAAAAGTGGGCACCTATTCTAGAACATTCCGAGTTAGATAATATCTCTGATAAGTACAGAAAGGCAGTTACTTCAATCTTGCTTGAAAACCAAGAATCATTCCTCAAAGAGGAAGCAGGAATTCTTAACGAAGCTGCTCCTACAATGAGTGCTGGTACTGCTGGTTTCAGTGGTAGTTCAACCGCTACTGGACCTGTTGCTGGTTTCGACCCTGTGTTGATTTCATTAATAAGAAGATCAATGCCTAAGCTAATCGCTTATGACATTGCTGGTGTACAACCTATGACTGGTCCTACTGGTCTAATCTTCGCAATGAGATCTCGCTACGGAACTAACAGAACCGCTGGTACAGAAGCATTCTTTAACGAAGCAGACACAGAGTTCTCAGCAGAGAACGCAGCATCAGACTTAGGTAGAACAGCACAGTCTGGATCTAACCCAGGTCTACTAAATGACAGTGGTACATACAACACATCCACAGCGATGACCACTGCCGAGTCAGAAGCATTAGGCGACGCTTCTGGTAACCAGTTCGCTGAAATGAACTTCTCCATCGAGAAGGTCACAGTGACTGCGAAATCTCGTGCGCTAAAAGCAGAGTACAGTTTAGAACTTGCACAGGACTTGAAAGCAGTTCACGGACTAGACGCTGAATCTGAATTGGCAAACATCTTGTCAACTGAGGTTCTTGCAGAAATCAACCGTGAAGTTGTTAGAACTGTGTATAAGGTTGCTAGACCTGGTGCTCAAAACAACACCGCAACTGCTGGTATCTTCGACTTAGACGTAGACTCCAATGGTAGATGGTCAGTTGAGAAGTTCAAAGGACTTCTATTCCAGATCGAAAGAGACATGAACGCAATCGGGCATGAAACTCGTCGTGGAAAGGGGAACATTCTAATATGTTCTGCTGACGTAGCATCAGCACTTTCTATGGCAGGCGTCCTAGATTACACTCCTGCTCTTGCTGGTAACTCAAACCTACTTCCTGATGACAATAGTTCCACACTTGCTGGTACATTGAACGGAAGAATCAAGGTTTATGTTGACCCATATTCAGCAAACGTAAGTGACAGACACTTCTATGTTGCTGGTTACAAGGGTAGTTCTGCATACGATGCTGGATTATTCTACTGCCCATATGTACCTCTACAAATGGTCAGAGCAGTTGGTCAGGATACATTCCAACCAAAAATCGGATTTAAGACTCGTTACGGAATGGTCGCAAACCCATTCGCAGAAGGCACCGACCAAGGTGGCGGAGATCTTGATCCTAACAAGAACAGATATTACAGAAGAGTCCTTGTTGACAACCTAATGTAAATCTTATATGTGAGTCCCCTCACATAACTGATCCCAGGGTCCTTCGGGACCCTTTTTTATTGTAAATAGTATATAACGAAAGCAAAAATATGAATGGTAGACTAGACAAAGTAGCAATGACCAACAGGTTAATGCAACTCAAAAGAGAACTACATTACAAATGCGAGATCGGTGAAAAAGGAGAATGGGAATGTAGAGGTGCTAACGAGTATCTAAACAGAACATTCGATATTTTAGATGAGTATTGGCAATAGTCCAATCATCTGTTATACTGTACTTTAAATAGGAGAACTTCCATGTTATCAGAAGTAATGAAAGAGTCACCAGTAAGTGACTACTTAAAACCTAAACGTAAAGTCGTTACCACAAGTCCTGCTGTAAAGAAGGCATATAGAAAAGGATATCTAAAAAAAGAGCAAGAGACCTTCACAAGAGAAGAGTGTGAGGCAATGATTGAGTTCGCTATCAATCAACACAATAGAAACGCAGGACAGATCAGTATGGTCCTAGGTTTCATATTCATGGCACTATTTGCTGATGGATTATTCAGAGTTTTAGGATTGATCCCACCTTTCATGGGACTAGATGTAAATATAATTCAAGACGTAGTTGATGCTATCAAAGACGAAGTAGTCAAACAACTATAAATACCTAAAAATAGGTAGGAAAATGGCGTCTGACTATGGTCAGTGGAACAAACAGATTGAGAATAGAAACTTTCTATCCCCAATCGGGTTTAAATTGCAGATAGATGAATATCCAAAGACTGCGTATTTTGCACAGTCTGCTAATATCCCTGGTGTTTCTACAAATACAGTAGAGCAACAGACTGGTATGGGTCGTCCAATTCCATACGAAGCATTTGGACTTAACTATGAACCATTTAATCTAACGTTCCTAGTTGACGAGAATTTAGAGAACTATTTGATATTACATAACTGGTTGACTGCTATTGCGGGTGGTAGAGAGAGTCTTGCAGAGCGTCGTACATTAACAAGAAACTATGCAGTCCGTTGTGACGCATCACTTGCTGTGCTTAACAGTAATTTCCAAACAAATTTCTTTGTGACATTCAAGGATCTATTTCCTGTGTCCTTGAATGCATTGGAATTTAATGCTACAATAGATGGTACGGAGTATGCTACTGCAACAGCAGAGTTTAGGTATGCTGTGTATAATATAGAAGATGCTAACGGTATCGTAAGAACACAATTAGAATGAACCTTGATGAAATTCGTGACATGTGGAGGGAGGACTGTAAGATTGACCAGAACGACCTCGACACTGAGAACTTTAAATGTACAGTTATCCATGAGAAGTATCTAAACATATGGTCTCACTTTCGTCTGATGCTATCAGATGCTGAGACTAAGGGAAAGATGCTGTACAAAGAGAAATTTGAATACTATGCAGGCAAAGCACCAGCAGCAGTATATGCTAAGAACCCTTTTAATCATAAGGTATTGAAAGGTGACCTGACCACATACATCTGGGCAGACGAAGATTGGTTGAAGAACAAGCAGAAAATTGACTACCTTCAAACTGTTATAAATTATTTGGAGATGATTCTTAAACAGTGTTCCAACCGTGGTTTCCAAATAAAGAACTATCTTGAATTGAGAAAACATGCAGATTATTGACTACATTAATTACAAAAAAGAATGAAGTTTATTTGAAAGTGAATGCTGAACCTCATGTTCACCAAGAACTAAGTGATCACTTTCAGTTTGATGTGCCTGGGGCAAAATACATGCCACAGTATCAGAAATATAAATGGGATGGAAAGATCAGATTATACTCTCCTGCTACTGGTGAGATATACGCTGGTCTTTTTGATTATCTGACTGACTTTCTAGAAGAAAGAGGTTACCACTATCAGATACAGGACAATAACATCTATGGAAGACCGACAGATACAGAACTTCTCGTATCACCTGAGGCTATTGCGGGGTTTGTTAGATCTCTATCAATTCCGTTTAAGGCACGAGACTACCAGTTACGAGCAGTTTACCAAGCACTTAAATACAATCGCAGACTTTTACTTTCCCCGACGGGATCAGGAAAATCCCTGATAATATACTCAATAGTAAGATGGCATCTGCATTTTGATAGAGAGATATTGATTATCGTTCCAACAGTATCATTAGTAGAGCAGTTATATAAAGACTTCAAAGAGTATGGATGGAATCCTCGTGGATACTGTCATAGAATCTCAGCAGGAGCAGAGAAATTTACAGACAAACCAGTTGTTATATCTACATGGCAGAGTATATACAAGGAACCCCGAAAGTTTTTTAAGAAGTTTGATGTAGTTATAGGAGACGAAGCACACTTATATAAAGCAAAGTCATTGTCGGGTATCCTCACCAAGTGTCATGATGCAAAGCACAGAGTAGGACTGACAGGGACACTAGATGGCATGCAAACTCATCAGTTAGTGTTAGAGGGTTTGTTCGGTAAATGCGACAGAGTAACACAGACAGTTGACCTCATGAAGAAGGGTCATCTTGCACCTTTATATGTCAAGATCCTAGTGTTGAAGCACGGTTTCGTACCATTTGAGGACTACCAACAGGAAATGGATTGGATAGTTCAGAACCATAGACGCAACACCTTGATCACCAACCTAGCACTCGACTTGAAAGGTAACACCTTGGTTCTCTTCAATTACGTCGAGAAACATGGTATCCCCTTGAACGAAATGCTAAATAGTAAAGTAAAGGATGGTCGTAAGACGTTCTTTATACACGGTGGTATTGATGCATATGATAGGGAAGAGGCACGCTCGGTCTGCGAGAAGGAAAAGAACGCAATCATTCTTGCTTCTTATGGTACTTTCTCTACTGGTATCAATATTAGGAACTTACATAATGTAATTTTCGCAAGTCCATCTAAGTCAAGGGTTCGCAACCTTCAATCTATTGGACGTGTCCTTCGTAAGGGTGATAACAAAGCACAAGCAATGTTATATGATATAGCAGACAACTGTGCTCGTGGATCAAAAAAGAACTATACTATAAGACATCTTGATGAACGAATTAAGATATACAATGAGGAATCTTTCAATTACGAAATAAAGGAGATCAAACTTAATGATTAACTACATTCGACACGACGAACAATTCTATGGAGTATGTAAACTCTCTCATGGGGATGAGGTATTGGGTGAGATAATTGTTACAGAAGATCCTGAGACTAAAACAGATCTGATATTCATTCAGCATCCTGCTAAGACTAAGGTTATTGATTTAGATCATCCTGTCAACCAAGATTCCAAGGAACAGAAGGTGGCGATGGGATTTATTAGATGGATGAATTTCAGCGACGAGGACTTTTATGTTATAAGCGAAAAAGATATAATGACGATAGCACCAATGTCTCCTTCATCAATTATGATGTACAAGAGGTGGGTCAGAAAAGAAATTCAGAAACTACCTGAGAAAGAAAGGGAAGTACCCATGAATAGTTCTATGGGATTACTAGATACAGTAGACAATGCCCGACAACTTTTAGAAAGAATCTATAAGAACCCTAAGTTACCAGATATAAATCAATAGAATATCCCTTCCAACCCTCACAGTGTTGAGTGTACACAGAAATTAACAACTTGTCAAGCTAGTTGCGTTTTCTGTGTTTTTTTGTTAATATAAGTACATCCGAACGGATATTATGCCCCGCAAATCTACCAAGAAAAAAGAACATTATGTAGATAACAAGAAGTTTCTAGCAGCATTAGTCGTGTATCGCGCTGAATGTGCTGAGGCAACTGAGAAAGGACTCGGTAAACCAAGAGTTTCAAACTATATTGGCGACTGCTTTTTAAAAATAGCAACTCATCTATCATATAGACCTAACTTTATAAACTACATGTATAGAGAGGACATGATCGGAGACGGTATTGAAAATTGTATTCAATACATTCATAACTTTGACCCCGACAAATCCTCTAACCCATTCGCGTATTTTACGCAGATCGTTTATTATGCATATTTAAGACGTATTGCAAAAGAAAAACGACAACAAGCAATACGAGAAAAGATTCTGGAACGCAAAGGTTACGAAGAAGTCTTCCACTCAGATGACCTAGATAACATAGCAGACTTGAACTATATCAAGTCCAGAGTCGAAACAAACACACGATACAACTGATGGGAATTCTCTCTCAACTTAAAGTCATGTTCGCTGATGAATTTGATTTTACCAAAGCAGACTACAAATTAATTTGTGATGCTTTACATAAACGTCAACGAAACTACATTGCTGGTGATCGGATGTTTAAACATTATGGAATCTTACTTGAAAAATTTGAACGACTCTATGAAACTTCTTCTGATAACTGATCAACATTTTGGTGTAAGGAATGATAGTCCTGCATACATTGAACAGTATCGTAAGTTTTACAAAGACACTGTATTACCTTATATTGATAAGAACAAGGTAACTCATATTGTAAATCTTGGCGACACTTTCGATAGACGTAAGACTATAAACTTCTCATCACTAGATGCTGCTAAGGAAATGTGGTTTGATCCTATTAGGGAACGTGGTATTAAGATGTGGATGATTGTGGGTAACCATGATATCTATTTTAAGAATACATTGAAGGTCAATAGTCCTCAGTTACTACTGGAAGACTATCCTAATATAGAAATAGTAGACGAACCAAAGGATATAAACGTAGGTGGTCTTGATATATTGATGCTCCCTTGGAGGTGTGAGGAAAACACACACAAGTGGAGAAAGATAATAGAAGATACCAAGAGTACAGTATGTCTAGGACATCTGGAACTCAGTCAGTTTGATCCTAT